CCATGTAAAGATCCATTTGATCCCTGTCCGTCAACTGTTCCTGATATATCATAACTATCACAACCAAACGCTCCTATATGTTGATTTCCAGGATATTTAATACCATTTTTTTCTATAGATTTATTTTGTAGATGAATTGGTGGAACCCAACTTATCTTAAATCTTCCTTTTAAATCTGGATAAAATATAACATTTGTATCTTTTACACCATTAAGCCATTGAAAATTTCCTATAGATATTTGATCATTACCTGTACCATCATTATAGTCTATTTGTTCATATATTTTAGCTAAATTAAATATACTATTTTTTGTTTCATCTCTAAACGCGTGCTCAATAGTTCTGGGAAACTGACGATAGAATTCATTTAAAGCATCTGAATCACTTTTTAAACCTTCCACTTCGTTATTCCAATGATCTATAACACCTACATCAACTAAATCTTCATATATATTATATAGTGGGTCATTTGGTGTATCAAAAACCGGTACACCATATTTATCCATAAACCCCTCATAATTCCATTCCATTGGTATAAATAAACTATATAAACCAGATTTTGTTTGTCCGTTTTTATTTCTTTTTGTTATATTAGAATCATTAAATAACTTTTTGAAATTATTTCCACCTTTATCTAACGCGTTACTAGTTGATCCCATCATGCACTTTCCAATAACCCTACTACCTAATCGTAAACATGTTTTTGTAACCCTCCAGTTATTTAAAATATTTTCAGGTCTCTCCCATTTACCACTTTCATCATGTACTAATAAATTAAGTTTTTCTCCATCATAACTATTATTAGCTGTATTTTTCCAATCAATAGTTGTATCTAAACCTATTATTTCATCAAGTTTTTCATTGACTTGTAATTTTTTTCTAGTAAATTTTACAGCTGGTACTCTATATGCTAATTCACTCTTGGGTCTATCCATCCCATCTTGTATTGGTTTAAAGAAAAACGGATAATTAATAGAAATTGGTACAATCTTATCTGTAAACATCTTCTTAGCATCCCAACCAGTTTTTGATAATACACCAAATCTTGCGTCACTCGAAATAGTAGCAAGGTTAACTGCTTCCGAACTTGCCATAAACGAGAAACCAGATCGTCTATTTTTAAGATAACATATTCCATAACACCGTTGATCTGCTTTACAAGCTTCCCAAAATAAAAAGAATAGTCTATTGGATTCTCTAAATTCAGGAGCACCCACATCAATTTTTGACCACTGAAGATACATATAGTGAGTACCGGTAATGTAAGTAGACTTACCATTATTATTAAACCAATGCCCATTTTCTCTTCTATTAAATTCTTCATTAATATAATCAAACCATTTATCTTTATGTTCATTGGGATAATCTCTCCAATCAAAAATGGTTTTAATATTTTTTAATGCTTTTGGATATTTAATTTTTTCCCAGTATTGTTCTTTTTTCTTTTGTGATCTACTATATACTTTAGTTGGTTTTGGTAAAGCTATTTTTAAATTTTGTATTTCATATATCTCACCAATCTCACCAGTTTTACTTATAACTATAACATCATGTTCTTTATTATAGCCATATTTCCATTTTTTTGCTTTATTAAGTCTTTTTAAAGTATTAATTCTTATAGGCTCAATAATTTTATATAACGTTTGTTTGTACATTATTTAGATCTTCTTTCAGCAAAACCTTGAAATGTATTATCTTTTTGCTGAGTTGGTTTATCTTCTAATAAATTTTTTTCTTCTTCAATTCTATTTAATATTTCAAACGCATCAAATATAGCTAATTTTTTTGTAGCCGCGGCGTTTTTTAATCTATCTGCTGAAATATCATCATCAGAATCTACAATAGGTTCTTTAGCTACTTTAACTAATTCTTCTACTGCTTTATAACCAGCTTGGATTATATTCTTCTTCTTGTCCTTGATATTCATATTTAATTGAAATTGAATTTGTTAATACTCTATATAATCTTTCACCATCAATAATGAATTCATATTTACTATTTGGCGTAAAACCTATTAAGTCTCCTGCTTTAATATTTTTAAGATTATCATCGCAGTATCTCATTATACCAACTAAAGATTGCTCTTTATCAATACTGAATTTATCATATGATTTAATTGGTTTTACAAAACAATATCCTTTTAAAGCACACCATTTATTGTTTCTTTTATATGCAAATATTTGATCTTCCTTAACAGCGTATATATTTTTGTTAATATAACTTTTGCTATTTTTTTCAATACCATGTTGATTATACCATCTTCTAAACACGTTGTGATGTACTACAATAGTATCACCAGTTTTAATATCAGTTTTTACCAATATAGGTGTGTTTAAAACTTTAGCTTCTCTATTAACATATTGATGATTTGAAATTCCTGTATTTAATATTAATTCTTTATCACTAATGCGTTTAGTGTTTTTATAACGAGAACCTATTGGTTTAATTATAAAATCATAAAGACTACGCATTAATATTCTAAATTGTATTCTACAGATACCGCCATGTTTTTATTAAAATCTTTCCAAGGTAATACCTCGTCATTTTTTTTAATGTATATACTATATTTTGTATCCTGTTCTAATATATCACAAATAGTATGCCCGCCGTAGACTTCTTGGCCCACGGCATAATGCATAGCTTCATTTTTATAATCTTTACCAATACTTATCTTACGTATTAGCTTGCTCATCAGCTTGTTCTGGTACTTCTTGAAATGTACCATCTTGTATGTTAATACTTACTTTACCATATACTTCTTCCATCTTATCTTGAAAAGTTTTCAATTGTGTTTGAAGTTGTGGTATTGCGTTTAAAACACCGTATTTTTGAGAAGTTAATTGACCCAATTGTAATTGAGCTGAATTAATTCTATTCACATGTCCCTGAAGTTCTGTTAAGTGTTTTTCAGAGATTTTTTTTGTTTCGCTAATTACATTAGCGTTTTCTGCTTTTTTATTCATAATTGTTTATTTAATTTTACTTAATTTCAATACTATTATTATTACACAAATAACAGTAATCTTAACAAGCTATTGTCATAGCTTATTATGCGTCTGCCATATCTTTATAAGTATCAACAGTTTTAGCTGCAACATAAGCCTGTTTTACAGGGTTTTTTGCGCTATCATCGAGATCTATTTCAAAACTACCACCACAACCATCAATAACTTGGTTTGGGTTTGCATCTCTCGCTGCTTTATCCTTATAAACATTTCCGTGCCAGTTTCCACTAGTGGTTTGTGTCCATCTAGTGTCTTTAACTTCTGCGGTTTTTACTGTACCATCTTCATTGTACTTAGCAGCAGTTTTAACGTACGTCTCGGAATTGTTATTACAACTCCAATTTACATTAGTTATTTTTATATAAGCGTCGCTTACTGCAATACCTTTATAATCATATGCTCCTTTTAATGCCATGTTTTTAAATTTAAAATGTTAAACAAATTAGCCGTCACCAGCTAAATATCTTATTACTTGTTTTCGAGTTCTTTTACTCTAGCTTCTAATTCTTGTATTGCTTTTATTAAATAAGGCACAACACCACCTGTTAAATTACTTGGTAATGTTTTTAACCCATTTTTTTCACCTACCCACTCAGGTTTCACTTCTTCTACTTCCTGTGCGATAAATCCTGCTTTATTTTTTACACCAGGTTTACCATCTGGATCATCTCTAAAATTAAAAGTTCTTGGTTTTAAAGATCCTACAAGTTGTAATCCACCATCTAAATCTTTAATATTATATTTTAAACTTCTATCAGATAGTTGATCTATTTGAATATCACCGGTACTATTACTATAAACTAAAGCACCCCTTACCGTTGGACTCGCTTCTGTATAAAAACCAATCATTTCTGGTGTGTCTGCTGTGGCATTATTATGTATTACAACAGCGGGAATACCTGCACCACCAGTTGCTTTTACTCCAATTTTTTCATTATCAACATTACCAGCGCCACCAGCTCTCAACCATGTATAAGCGGTCACTTCTAAGAAATAACCAGCATTAAACATTGTTCCTGCGGCACCTATGTCATATGAATTACCAGAGTTAGCATAAATATTATCACAAGTTACATTACCTGCAAAAGTTGCGTTACCAGTACCACCATATAATTCTATATTTGCTGCACCTGCACCACTATATAAATATGCCTCTGCATTATCACTTGCGTCTTTTGATACAGTCATAACTGCTCCACCATCATCAGCTAAAACTCTAAATATATCCGCTGCATCAGCATCGGTTGATTTTACTGTTAAAGGGTAAGATGCAGCACTTGTAAAAGTTGAAGTACCATCCCCTGATATTCTTAATATTCCAGTTCCTGCTTGATTACAAACCTGAAAAGCGGCATCACTACTATTAGCACCACCAAAAATATTAACGCCATAAGATTCTCCTGCTGTTGAATGACCTTGTTTAAATTCTGCAACCCAATCACTAGCAATTGTTGCTTCGACTGAAAGAGGATTTGTCGGCGTGGTAGTTCCAATTCCTACATTACTTTGGTCAACTGTTATTGTAGGTGTATATCCGCTATAAGCATCAGTTAATCTTCTAATATGTAATTTACCTGTATCACTGTAAATACCATAATTTTTTACATTAGAACCTGCATTAGTGTCACTCAATAATAATTCAGTAGGGCCCGTTGAGGATAATTGTAATATAGAGTTAGGCGAATCCGTCCCGATTCCAACATCACCTGCGAAATAACTTTTTTGTAATGCACTTTCTTGATAAATAGCATAGTTATTAGTAACAACAGCATTACTAGCTGCAACACTAGGTGTAGAAATTCGTAAACTTGCCCAAGTTGCAATTGTTGTATCAGCTAACACACTTCCTCCAGCATAATATACATTTGTTTGCGTAGTACCTCGCATATTAGCTCCATCGTGCATAAATCCATAATAATATGTACCAGCAGTTGTTTGATCACCTTTTATTCTTACACCTATTCCACCATAATCGCCAGATATATCAAGTTTAGCTGTAGGTGCATCAGTACCAATTCCAACTCTTGTATCTCCAACCGTCATCGTGGCATTAGTAGATGATCCTGATCCAAAGTTCATTTTATCACCATTGTGAAGATAATCAATAAATCCACCAACCGCAGAGCCATTGTCATAAAATTTAATATGTGCAGTTCTGTTAATTTGACTTGCGTCAAATATTAAAGTTGGACTACCTCCAGAAGCAGAGTCAATTCTTATAGTAGGATCAACCACATCACCGCCACCAACATCTAATAAATTAGCAGGCGAATCCGTTCCAATTCCAACTTTCCCATCTGATGTGATTCTGACTTTTTCACTAGCAGCTGCAGACGCACCAGTTGCAAATACTAGTTCAGTTTCATTATTGTCAGCGGCAAATGTATCATCTGCTTCCGCATATATAGATGCACCTACTAATATTGCATCAGTACCATCACTCTCATTTGGAGCTTGAAAATCTATTCTTCCTAATATTGAACCATCAGTTATTGTTGTATCTGAACTTTGTAATGTTAAAATAGCACCGTCAGACGTTTTAGCGGTTATATCTCCTGCAAAAGTTGCACTTAAATCGCTATTTAGTTTTAAAGCAACAGTTGCTCCTTGATTAGCATATGTAAGCGATGTGTCTGAATTATAACCAAACCATAATGCGTTATCGCTATTATCTTCAGGGTGTAGAAACCAACCAGTATTACCCGTATAATGTTCTATCAAAACCGCATCTTTCCAGCCGTTACCAGTAGGTTTAACGTGGAAGGTAGCTTTTTGTCCTGCTCCATTAACTGAAACGTTCCCTGTAAAAGTTGCTGAACCATCACTTGATATATAAAATCTTTCTGTTGCTGCTGTGCGAAATGTTATAGTATCATTTGAAGAAAAACCAAAATAAGTATTTGTATCACCTGTATGATATATATAATCACCCATAAGAATTCCACCTGCAAAAGTTGCTGATTTATTCGACCCTATGGTTAAGGCGGTGGCTGCAGCTTCTGATACGCCAACCTTAAATAATAACTCTGTTGCGTTATTGTCAGCTGCAAAAGTTCCTTCTGCAACTGCAATGATCTCAGCACCTACAAGAATTGCATCTGTACCTGAACCTTCATTTGGAGCACTGAATTGTATTGAACCTAATATATCACCATCAACAACTGTTGTTTCGCTGGTTTGTAATTTTAATAATGCACCATCACTAGTTTTTGCTGTTATATCACCTGCAAAAGTTGCATTTTGAGATGTATCTATGGTTATCGCGGGTGTATCATTTGTTAAAATAGCTAGAGAGTGATTAGATATTGCTCCCATAAATAAATTACTATCAGTAGCATACATAGCAACTGTAGCGCTATTTGTAGTATCCTCTACTCTTAAAACAGGATTTGTTGCAGACGCAACATGAAGAATACTAGAGGGCGAAGTTGTTCCAATTCCAACATTTCCACCTCGTAAATTCATTGTTTCAGTACCACCAGCAATAAATCTCATTCTACCACCTTCACCTGCAGATGTTGCAAATTGAAGTATAGAACCATAATCCGCATCAGAAGCA